TTATCCATACTCACCCTAGCAGCATTAACCACTAGCAAATCATCACCCATCTTATCTATAAACTCACACTTCATAATGACAGTCCCTCTAGGCCGAGGTAGAAACCCCCCAAGCAACAAACTAAATAAAAAATACCCAATGCTATAGCTTCCCTATCCATATCTCTTCCTCAAATAACTCAAACTTACGGGCATCTCATCAAAGCTCCCATCCTGTACATCATGTAACATCCAAATCCCTGCCCAACTGCCGTTGGTTTGGGCGTTTAAATACTCCTCTGCATGCTGGTAATATATACCAGAGAATATACCAGTCATACATTTCCCATCAGCTCTCTTCTGGAATGCTATATCTCTATCTTGTACATGTCCCATGACACAAGACATATGCTTCTTGTTTAGCATAAGACGTGCAGAGGATACAGGTCTACCCATCACACCAGAGGTGAAGAAGTGGCAGTAGGCAATACCATCAATAACGATAGGCTGCAAGTATGGCACAACTTCCCACTTATCTTTCTCTAGCCCGAAGTCATCATAACTCATCAACCCCTCAAGCTTCCTGTCAGCTTCTATAGCTCTCTCTATACGCTGTTCGTGGTTGCCCAGTGTAAACACTAGACGTGGTTTGTATTTCTTTTTCTTATCTCTCCTGGCCTTAGTGTTATACTCTTTAATAGGAGCGAGGAGGGCTTGCATAGCCTCCTTACCAGCTGCAATATCATCTGTATACTTCCTCCCTTCAAACCCCTTCTTACCTATGTCATATACAGACAGGGAGGGCATGTCCCAGAAGTCTCCTATACATATAATTACATCAGGTTTTTTCTCTACAGCGTACATTCCTGCATGTGTTAGATGCTCCGTAGAACATCCCGGTTTTTGCTGTACGTCAGGAATCACCATATGTTTAATGCTCATCTACACTAACCTCCTTGCTACACTTAAAGCAGAGTATGTCATCCCCTGCATATGTTATATTCTCTTCTGTGTGTTTGGGATAGAAGTTTCTTTTAGCTTTGTCATCCTCCCTGAGACATCCCCACCACAACAACGTGTGGCAAAGGTCACAAGTGTAGCCAGAAGCTCCACTATTAAATCTATTAGTCATGCATCCCCCTTAAACTTATGATACCTTGTAAATATCTCTATACGTTTAGCAGCATTACTACCAACCTCCAACTCTAAGCGCTTAAGCTTAGCTATTTGTTTCTTAGCTGGCAGCTTCTTGAATGCTGCAATCTCTGGTACAATCCCTCTCTCTGTATTTGTCTTCACTGTGTGGCATCTATGACACAACACTTGTAAACCCTCTACAGAACAGAAGAGGCGAGAACAAAAGTCTGGTAGATCAGAAAAGCTACGCAAGCTTCCGGCAGGTATAATATGATCCACCTGTACACTCTTCCCAGCATAAAATCTGGTACATGAGGCACATCTATACTCCCACTTTTGTCTACCTTTGGCATGCTTCTTAACCCTCCTAGCAGCATTTAATGCTTTGTATTTGTTTGGATATTTTGTAAATGCTCTGCGTAAGGCAGAGCGAATGAAGCTAAAAAACTTAGATTCTGTCCAACCTTCTACTCGCATGACCAAATCTCCTCGGGCTTCCTTCTCATCCATAGCATTATACCCATTTGATTTAGATAATCGAGAGTATAACCTCTCTCCAGATAAGTATGTTTAACAAACTCCAACCAATCATCCCTATATTCTGGTAGTAGTTTAATTGCTGTCTTAGCAGCAACTCCCTTAAGTCCCGGTATCCCATCTGTAGCATCTCCTGACAGTAGTTGTCTTGCAAAGTTTAGATCAGCTTCATTCTCTGTGACATAAAACATATCTCCCTTCACCCAGTTGTAATGCCATCCGGCTGTATTGTTTAAGTCTTTATCAATCGTTACAATGCACGTACTGTCCTTCTCAGCCATACATTGCTTATAGCTAACAACATCATCAGCTTCTTCATCGTTTATACGGACAGCTCCATACTGAGCTTGTAAATGTTTCTTCATCTGTTCTAAATGAACAGGTTTATCATCTCCATCTCTGTTGTTTTTATACTCAGGGTAGTAGTCATAACGAAAATTACCCTTACCCCCTATGAACATCTCATAGCTATCGTGCTCGATAGCAAAGAAATTCTTAGCGCATTGTCTCAAGTTGTGCAGTGAAAGCCCTATGGGGCCAGCTGTTTTGTGTTTAACAATCTCACAGCCATACTCTTCTGCAAAAACTTTAGCATCACTCTTGTATTTAAACTCCTCTAGTAGTTGACCTTCTAACGTACATCTGTACGTCCTCTCTTCATTTGCACATCCTGCCCTATAGAGGGCAGAGTCAGCATCAATTAATAGGTGCATATCAATGTACCTTAGCCACTTTCAATGTAGTTTTCTTCACTGCGTTTAGCTGTGCTTGCATCTCCTCTATAAGCTCATAAGCTCCAAATAAGACAGCAGCAGCAGTCTCCATTACATTGTACGTTTTATTCCATATTCCATAGTTTGTGTCTAGCTTGTCTCTCATCTCCTCATCTAGTAGTATAATACCATAGTCTTGTGTTTCGTATATATAGTGCTTCATACATCCTCCTGTGGCCGTCCCTGGCCTTGTTGGGTTTAAGCCGCTACTGAGGGCTGTGGGATAACTTCTTCTGTGCTAATACCACCAGCTTCAATATCCTGTTCTAGCTGAACAAAGAACCGTGCTGTAATCTCATCCAGCAATGCCATTGCTGCATCATACTTATCAGCCTGCTTTGCAGGGAGTTTAACAGCCTCACTCTTAAGCAACACATCTAAGCAATTGATTGCAGCGTTACGGCTACTCTGCAAATGAATAGACAACTGTGTTGTATTCTTAGGTGGAGCCTGTGCCGCAGCTACAGGAGTAGCCACAGGAGCAGGGGCGCTAGCAGTACCCAGCCTAATATTTTCAATATTCGTATACTGCCCTTTCTGAATCGTGTCATACTCAATCAAATCCCCCTCTCTACATGGTGGTGGGTTGAATCCAGCACCATACCAATTACCGTCTACCTGTACAGAATATAACACCCAAGGGCCGTTCTTTCCCATACCATTTTTACTGCTAATCTTTTGTACATAACCTTGCATATATTTTCCTATTTATACGGTGTTGGGAGGGAGAATACTTCTTCATCTCCTACTCCCCAATTACTTCCGGCTTTAATGCCGCATCCCAGTGGGACGTTAAACTCTACGTCATAAACCACCTTAAGATAATTATAACATGCTTTTCCAAAACTATGACATATTATTTCATTTAATTTCTCCTTTTCTTCTGGACGCCTCTCAATAATGATAGAGTCATGCACTGTGTTAAATATAAAGCTCTTCAAACCTGCTGCTTTCATAGCATGCCATGTGTATATAATACATATTGGTATGATATCTGCTGTTGCAAAGCTCTGTATGGGATAGTTGAATATATTACTCTCTTCTGGTATATACCCATCCTTAGAGCGAGAAGCTTTTATTCTTGGGAAGAAGAATTCCATCCCTGAAGCCATTCTAAACTTCTTATCTCTAATTGTGGTGTTCTTCCATCCTTCCTGTGCTTGTGCCACACCCTTGTACTTCTCTTTAAATGCCTTGTAATACGCTTTCTCTGCTGTCGTACCACTCCTACCTCCGAATAATGGTTTAAACGTGTGTGCCTTAGCTGTCTGCCTATCTGTCTCCTGTCCTGCTGCTGTTATTGTCTCTGCTGTGAAGCTGTGTACATCTACACCATTCTCTATGTCATATATTGCCTGCTTGTCTTGCCCAAGGAATGCAGCGACACGAAATTCCAATTGCGCACCATCAGCTTCGAGAACATCCCAGCCCTCGTTACGCGACGTGACACAAGGCTTGAATATTCTGGGCATGTTCTGGAATTGCACCCCATATTCCGTGCCAGACGAAGAAAGCCTATGTGTCTGTGTGATGGCCTGATTAAACTGTGCATATAGCATATCCTCATTATCTACACATGCTTTGAATTTGTTTAATGTCTTTGTAAGCTGTGCTTCTACAATACTTCTTCGATTAAGCAATCCTTTGAGCGTTTTCTGCTTATTTGTCCTTGCTGTAAGCTTTCTAATCGTTCCGACATCAGCTTTAGCTCTACCTGTAGCTGTCCTAATTGGCTGCTTATCTCTGCCAACCAACTCCTTAAATCCGTACTCTCCATACACCACCTCCGCCACTTGCATGGGGCTATTCCAATTAATACTTGCTACCTCCGCTAAGGATGTAGTGATTTCATGTTGTTCTTTGATTGCTTTATGATAGCTTGTATTTACAGCATCAGCATCTAGCTTCAATCCTTTTGTTTCTATGTCAGCTAACACGGGTGTTAACAAACACCTAGTTAATATCGTCTTAAGCTTATCCTCCTCTATAGCTCTCTGTAGTTGCCTTTTAAACACACCATCTGTCACCCCTACATCATACTCACATCTCCTCTGTAACAAGCTACGTGGTAGCTCTGACGGGCACAGTTTCCCTTTGATGCACAAATCTATGTACGGCTCCTTGCCGGGGAGGTCGTAGCGTTTAGCTACCTCTCCCAAACCAACACCAATATTTGGTGGTCGGTTGCCATAGAATACATGTTCTGCAATCATCGTATCCCACACAACTACCTTGCTAACGTCTAGGCCATGCCTAGCCAGCCAACGTAAATCAAACTTAATGTTATGTCCAACAACAAAACCCTCTAAATTCTCTATTCTAGAAATGAGATGGTCAAGACTACTGCTGCCCAATCCACCCCATATACTACTGATAGAGCCATCGCTGTTAGTATGACAAGTAAGTATAAGCCTATTATCAGCGTTGCAGCTATCCCCGTAGTTAATATTAGTTGTCTCACAATCCAAAGTAATCCGTTCCCCCATGTAAATCTCTGGGGTAGGGGCTCTAAGAAACTCTTCAACATTCATCATTCCTCCTGTTATTTACTTTATTCATA